GAAATGATATGGGTTATCCTAAAAACAGAGGATAATAATTAACGTCTATTTCCTAGATTATTTGTAAATATTTCTTTCCAGTCTTTTCCATTTTTCTTTTTCATTGCAGTCCAAAATGGATTACCGTAAATACCACCATTCTTATTATATGCCTTTGTATGGTTTGCTATCTTTCTATGGCACTTTCTACAAAATCTGGCGTTTATTTGTTCAATATTAAATTTATGTTTACCACAAAAGAAACATAGACCGTACATTTTATCTGCAATCTTCGCCAATAATGGTTCTCTACCCCTTCTACCTGCACATTCACCACAAATATCTACGATGGTAGCTGCTGTAGCGTCTTTACTGAAACAATTAAGACAAACTGCCTCTTTATAGTTGTCTACGTGTGTGTATTCATCTGCTTGATGTCTCTCCCATAGTTTTTTACCAACGTCAAGACCTCCAGTGTCTACATTTAGTTTAGTTGCCAATTATTTATATGCCAAAATTACTTTTTTCAATGCATCTTCCAGAATTATGTAAATGTTGTTACAAGCATATTCGCCTTTTCCAACTTTTCTGGTCTGTTTCTTTATTTCTTCTATTGTATTGTCAATAACAGAGAAATCTGCAGAGTAAACATCTTGTATTATAAGTTTTGGAGCAACTTTGGGTGCTACTTTTGGAGTTTCGACTATTCTTCCTGTGAAAGTTTTCGACTCCACCCTTGCCGTGGTTTTTTCCTTTACTTTTTCCGTTCTTTTTGTGTCTGTCATATATAATCAGTATATTAATGCCTTATAAACTTTTAGAAGTCCTCATTCTCCCACTGTTTTGTGTCCTGAAGCTCCTGCTTGACTAATTCTCTAGCGTCTCTTACAGTCATACTTGCACTCTTCCTTAATTCTTCAACTGTCTTCTTTTTAGTCCAGTCAAAATCTACAGAAGACTGTAATGTTCTCTTTATAATTTCAAAGTTAGCTGGTGTTATGCCGTCTGGAAACTTTTTTGGATTTAATCTATAATCTACTGCAGTTTTTTTAGACTGACTTGTACCTTTACCACTTGAAGGACTTCCCTGACCTATACCACCTTTGTCAGATGGTCTTTGCTTTTTTGGTTTGCCGTCCATTTCTTGCTGATCTTCTTTTGGTGCAGCAGTTCCCCTACCTCTACCCTTTGAACCAGACGTATTTGGTTTTTCGTCTTCGTTGTTAGATTCTAACATCATCATCTGTGGATTAATTATTGGGTTCTTTGAAACTTTGAATTCTCCTGTATGTGTTCTTGCAACTTCGAATCCCATAGCTTGCATTGCTGCCATATTCTGTATCTCTACTCCTTGTATCTGCAAATCTCTTAACTTGTCATTCTCTTCTCCTCCTTTTAATCTTAAATCCCAATCTTCAACTCCCACTAACTTTGCAATCTTTCTTAGGAACGCTGTATACAAAATATCCTGTCCCCATTTGATTGCTCTGTTTGTAATTGTAACTTGTAATCCTTCTTGTGACCAGCCACTTGGTAATTCACCAAAGTAAAGTGGTAACACACCAAATACTGCTCCTATAATCATTCTAAGCTCTCTTCTTATCTCTGTAAACTCTAACTCCTTCAAACTTCCAGTGAAATCAATCCATTGAGCCATATTCTTGCCTCCCTTGTCTGATTCAACTAAAAGTGGGTGTATCATGTAGGGGTCTTCTGTTGCCTTTTGCTCTAGAACGTCCCATGATTTTCTGAATGTTTCGTAATTACGAGAAGCAATTACTAACATACCTCTTGGAGGTCTCATTTTATCGAAATATTTTCTAATGTATTCGTCCATATGACTTAGTGCCATAGCCTTTGACCAAACTGCATAGATTGGACTGTATCCATAAAGTAATGATGGTTTGTATTTTCCTGCTTTCCAAATAACTTCTCCCTCACCATAGACAACTCTCTTTGGTTGTGGTATGCCTATAGAATAAACAGAGTTAACTTCAAGCACTGCCTTCAATGCTTCTGCACCACATCTGTCACAGATTGGTTCTGTAAGTCTTTTATCACGATGTTCGAACCTTGGACAAACAAAGATTGGATTTCTCTTGTCATCAAAACCTATTCTACCATCAGAGTCTGCAATTAAAGCGACTTGAGGTGGGTCTATTCTAAGAAACTCCTTTATCTCAGAGTTTTCACGGTCTATCTTTCCAGTTCTATCATCAATTTTATAATTTTTTAATACTAAACAATATGCATTGTCTGCAATTTCCAAATCTCTTTCCAGTTGTCTTGCCAAGTCTTCCAATGTTTGGTTGTTACCGTTTATTGGACTCTCTAACAGGTCTTCAAGTATTTTTCGGTTCTCTGGGATTGGTCTAATTAGGTCATTACTGCCACATGTATCACACTCCATGTCTTGTTCTTGATTTAATTCAGTTGCAATACCTGTTGTATTAGCCTTCTTTGCATTACTTCTTGGTAATTGATTTGTTTCATTGTCTTGGTTCTGTTCAAATGGTTGCTCATCTTTCAAGTCATTCTTAGTTGGTTTGTATTGAAACTCCTTACCACAGTTACCACATTTAAATTTGAATTTTTCAATTACTTCGAAACCATTCTTGAACATCTCCCTGTTCAATGTTTCGATAGGTATTCTTAATGCATCAATGTTATCTGCCAACTCATAAATCATTATAAGTGGAAATGGAAAAATTGGTAGTTTAGCACCTGTATCGGTACTCATATATGGTTGGGCTACTGATGGTCTTGTTGTTGTTTCAGTATAACCCTTGGTAATATTCCTAAAATTATTTAAAACTGTACCCATGGTACGCTTAAATCCCATAAAATATCATATATTCGGTGGCTTATATACTTTGTTAATGATTTGTAACGTTTCTGTCACTTATCGCCATGCAGTTTGCATCTAATGTTTCTTGCTTCCTTGCAAACACATTTCTTAATATATTCAACAGTACTATCTTTCTTCTTTTGACCTAATACCATATATTTATAATACTCATGTCATTTATAAAGTTGTGTAGTGGTGTGAGTATGCATACCTTAGTAGCACTAACTGCGAACGGGAGGGCTGGATTTACTACCCAGCTACACAATGTTTATTAGTTATTGATAGGGTATATAAGCATGGTAGAACTAGAACCAGACGACTATACTAATCTTATAAGGTGGTTTGAAATCACATTCGGAAAAAATATGAAAATGGAAGATATACCACATCAGGATAAACGTACGTTCTGGAAACTTACCTTTTTATGTGAAGATAAAATTAAAGAAATAAAAGAGATGCAGCCTCCAGTTTAGCTGCTGCCGAAGGCAGCGTTTTAGTGCTAGTAAGGCTTATATATGAGTATATACAATATACAATATGAATGTGTGGTTACTAGCAGTGGGAATAATCTTTCTACCAATATTTTTACCAATAGGGGCTGTAATGATATTTATGGCTTTGTATGGTGACTTTACACAGAGATACATGAAAGAGGTTGAACAACCTAAAGAAGAGAAAAAATTCAAGCAAGACGAATTCGGGACTGATATACTTGAACAGGGCGTATGATATTAAACATTGTATCTATTGTGGGGCTGTTGGATTCAGCGACTTTAATGAAGTCTTGAAACATGTAGCTAGGGAGCATAGAGACGAGGATTTACATGGCGATTAGTAATAATGAGTTAGCAAAGATGATCTGTGTGGTATGTGCAGAACGTTTTGGCGATCATTCAAAAAGGGAGATAATAAGGTGCATATTCCGTTTACAGGCATCGGCTGTTTCTGCTAAAATAGGTGAAAAAAATGTATAAATGGATACACGAGGAACTATTAGCAATAGCACGGGATAGGGCTAGAATAGATAACAGAGTATGGCTGTTAATGCAGAAGATACGACACCTCGATGAAAAACTCGAAGAGGACGGATTAGACAGGGGAGAACTCTTAGATGAGTAGGTATGCCTTTCATATGTAAGAACGCCTGTAGCAGAAAGCAGGGAACTGGTAGGACATTTGAGCAGAGAAGAAAACTAAAGACTAGACATGAAGTACCAGACAATAAGATGTTTCCATTCAGATCTCACGGGAGATGTAGGACATGTCAGGCATGGCAAAGATTAGGTCTATATAAAAGATGTGTATGCTGTGGATCAAAATTGTCACTTAGACCTAGGGAAAACAGTAAGAAACGTAAGTACATGATTAGTGTCTGATCTGTATCAGAATAACCCCCCCGAATTTGGATTGATATTTGTATCATTTGTATAGGGAAAAAGCCAAATTATTGGATTTTCTCTGTATGCACCTAGAACGTACTATCTGAAATGTCCACTCTGTGGAATTGTTCTGAGTACTTAAGTGTTTCTAGCATAGTATGTGTTGGTGTTGCTAGAGGCATTAATATAGTACGGATCATAACCTATAACATGTCTAAAGCATTAACATACAGCGACATCGTCCGAAAGACAGCCAAAATTGGTATCGAAGGCATGGAAGGAGCAAGAGTATCAAACGTTGGCTTCTATCCAAAGACAAAACATTACGACTGCACTGTCAGCGTAGACAGCCACGTTGTAAAGGGAGCAAACCAAAACTATGACAGCCTTACTGTAATGGGTCATCGTTTAGAAGATCTAATGGATCTAATGGAAGGTCTAGGGTTTGGTCTTGGCATGATACGCCAATTTGACAGAATTGACAGAGAATCCGATGATGTATTAGCTCGAGGAATCGAGATAAGTTTCCACCTCAGTGATTAGGGCAACCTAATCTCTTTCTTTTTCTTTGGTTGTGTCATAACCTTATTATACCCCTTATCAAATGGGGTTATTAAAGGTGTTGGTATTTGTTGAATTAGGGGTTATTAAAGGTTGGTGCTTTGATGGGGCTAGTGACACTTATATGCAATTAGATTTACCTCTATACATAATGAAATCACATGCAGGACAAACAACTATCACTATGACAGGTCATAGAGATGGAGCAAATCCACAGGCATTAGAGCAATCAAATTTAATTGTTGGCTTAATGCATGATGCGATTGAAGAGATGGGCAAATATGCAGAGTGGCTCAATGTAGTAGGTCATAACAAAAGATGGGTTAAGACATACAACTCATATGTTTATTATGACGTTGATTGGGCTGGTCAATATGCACACAGACAACGCAAAGTGAAAATCAATGTTATGGGTAATAGCATACACACTATCATTGATACACTCATTCATGAATTAGGTCATGTTTGGTATATGAACGCTGAAAAACTTGGCGTTGGTATGCAAGTTGAAGACTTCAAACAAGCTATCTTAGGAGACTTGGGCTCTATTGATAGTTATTCAAGAGGTCGTAAACTAAAGAACGCAATGAAAAGACGAACTTCATTGTTTGTGAATGAGATTCACAGCATACTAACTGAAATGAAATACGGCACTGAAAAACTTCAGCGTGAATTATCTTCTGAGGACTTTACAGAAGAGGAGACAAAACGCCTAAAACGATTCATACCATTGTATGATGATTTACACCCAGAGACAGCCAAAAACCCAGAATGGATAAGACTAGCAAAGTCTTAATCTTTTTTATTTGTAAGTCGTTTAAACCTTTAAGTACCCCTTATTGATATGGGGTTATTAAAGGTGTCGATAGTATGCCATGCTAGATACTATTATATAGTTTGCAGATAACATAGAATATGTCTCAAGAACTAATATGTTCAGAATGTCATTTAGACATGATTACTGAATGTCAATGTTTTGCAGATGCGTTGCTTGATTGTACAACCAAGCTAGATGACTTAATGAAGTTAGTAGAACGCTACGACTTTAACAAGAAGTTGAACGCATAAATTTTTTTGTTACATCTTCTAAAGCTTAATATACCCC